TCGACTACGAGAAAGTCAAACACCTAGCATCTATCGGGCTTACCGACGAACAGATAGCTACCAGCATTGGAGTATCACGCTCAACAATAACCAGGCGTAAGCGTGATGATGCCGCATTTGACGCCGCTATAACGGACGGCAAGCAAATGGGCCTGACCACAGTGGTGAGCAGCCTGTTTAACGCAGCGACTGACGCCTCAAAGCCTAATATGTCTGCAGCCATTTTCTATTTGAAGAATAGAAGTGGAGGAACTTGGCGGGATAAGCAGGAAGTGGACGCTAACCTATCAGGCTCAGTGGTCATCGACCACGATGTGGACTCAGCCTTACAGGCTTTGAGGGATGCGGGCATTGATCCTTCCAAGTTGTGATCGCTCCCATTCATGGTGGGACGAATACCGTTATAAATCAATGACTTACAGGCATTTGGTACACTTCTTGGATCATTGCGGCTTGAAACCTGGCAGGATCGGCACTTTTGAACCCGCTTCGCAAAATCCGAGTACCTCTGTGGGGCGCTACGCCCCCACATATCTGAGTACATATAGGACGGTCTTTTTGTGACAGAAACGGCTTCAAAAAAATCGGGTTCAAAAAAGAAAGTACCTGCTCTGACAGCGGCTCAGAAAAATAAAGCGGAGAAAATCGCGGAAGCCATGCGCGTGGTGAAACTGCACAAGGCCCAGAACCGCATACAGTATTGGCAACCATACGGTTGGCAGGAAGAATTCTACAAAGCCGGAAAGGCTAACAAGCAAAGAATGCTGATGGCGGCAAACCGGGTAGGCAAAACTGCTTCACAGGCCGCAGAAGTTGCATTCCACCTAACAGGCTTATATCCAGATTGGTGGGAAGGTATCAGGTTCACCAGACCGACAAAGATATGGTGCTTGGGTGTATCCGGTGAGCAGTTGAGGGATGTAATCGTCAAGGAGTTGATGGGGATGTACCTGGGCGAAGGCAAGTTCGACGGCTCTGGACTCATACCTCAAAGGCTTATCTACCAAGTAACCCCCGCGATGGGTACGCCACGCTTACCAAGAGATGTGGCTGTGCGCCATTCGGCGGGTAATACAAGCCTTGTAAGTTTTAAGTCCTACACTCAGGGGCAACATGTCCTCATGGGTTCGAGTCAGGACTATATTTGGATCGACGAGGAGCCGACCGACCCTACCATATACCCTCAGTGTTTAACGAGGACTGCCACTGGCAACGATGGGAAGGGCGGCTACCTCGTCGGTACTTTGACCCCAGAGAACGGGATGACTGAACTTGTCAGCCAGTTCATGGACAACCCGAACAAGGGGCAGTATCTCCAGAATGTCACATGGAACGATGCTCCACACATCACCGACGAGACTAAGACCCAGCTTTTAGCGGCTATTCCTGAGTACCAGCGGGATATGCGGTCAAAGGGCATACCCGTTCTGGGTGAGGGCATGGTCTTCCCCATAGCCGAAGAGGCTATAAAGGTTGAGCCGTTTGAAATACCGGAGCATTACAAGAAATTGTGTGCTGTGGACTTCGGAATAACGCACCCGACCACCTGTGTCTGGACAGCCTACGATCCTGACTCAGATGTCATATACGTCTATGACGCATATAAGAAAGAAGGCGAGATTCCAGCCGTCCACTCAACTGTTATCAAGTCCAGGGGTAAGGATATCCCCTGCATATACCCCCATGACGGTGACAACACGGAGAAGGGCAGCGGCAGAACTCTAGCGGAGATGTACTTGGAGGCGGGGGTGCTGATGATCGGCAAGTTTACTAACCCTGACGGCACTAACTACGTCGAGCCAGGTTTGATGGAGATGTTGGAGCGGTTTCGCACTGGGCGTTTGCGGGTATTCAGCAACCTGGTGCCTTGGTTTGAGGAGTTTCGCCGGTATCACCGGAAGAAAGGGAAGATACATAAAGAATTTGACGATCTGATGGATGCCACGCGGTATGCAGCGATCTCAGTGACCCGCTACGGGCAAAACGCAGTCGAGCGACAGCAACTAACTAACGGACAATCGGGATACACCACACATGAATATAACTTCTGAGATAAACGAAGACGAGTTGTTGGCTTCGTTAGAAAACATGATTAACGCTGCCGACTCGTACTCTGAGAGCGAGATCGGTGAGCAGCGGGACAGGGGCCACAGCTACTACTACGGCATGCCGCTGGGTAATGAGCGCACTGGTCGATCACAGCATGTGAGCATGGACGTTTTTGACGGAGTTGAGTCTATTAAGGCGATGCTTCTTGAATGTATGACGGCTGACCGCAACGTGTGCCGCTTCGATCCGCAAACCGCAGAGGATTTTCTGCCTGCCAAGATGGCTACGGCTCTGACTAACTACATCTTCTATAGAGAGAACAAAGGCTCAAAAATTCTCCACGATGTGATCCACGACGCCCTGGTCGCTAAGACTGGAATAGTGAAGCGTTACTACAAGAACTACTACGAGTATGACGAGGAAACCTTTGAGGGTTTGGATGAGGCCAGCTTCAACCAGCTTGTGTCTGATGAGAACGTCACCATCACAGAGTACCAGGACGAGCATCAGGTAGTTGAGACTCAAGACCCGCAGACGGGTCAAGTAATGCAGATGGCCCAGGCGTCATTCAGCGGTGAGATTCTGCGGAAGATAGATAAGAGCAAAATCTGTATCGAGGTTATCCCACCCGAAGACTTCCTTGTAACACCACGCGCTACAGATGAGGAAGACGCTGACTTCTGTTCGCACAGGACAAGTCGCACCCGTGGCGAGTTATTGAGCGAGGGCTACGACGCTGACCTGGTCGCCAAGCTGGATCAAGATAAAGATATGAAGGGTGACGGGCGTATTGGCCGTGACGCCATTGATGGGTATCGCCACGACGATGACAACAGCGACAACCATGATCGCCAGTATGTGACGATCTACGAGTCATACATCAAGAAATACCGCGATGACCTGCAGAAGTGCGTAGTGCTGAAGGTACTTCACAGCCGCAGAATTATGTTGGACGTTGAGATAGTCAGCGAGAAGCCTTTCCGATACTTCACGCCATTCCCACTACCTCACAGGTTCCACGGTATGAGCCTTGCGGATGTTCTGTTTGATATCCAGAAAACGCAGAGCAGTTTGAAGCGTGGCGTGGTCGATCACACGTTTATGACAAACACCTCACGGTTCATCGCTAACCTGTCACTGGTTAAGAACCCCAGAGACTTGCTGCAGAATAAGGTCGGTGCCGTTATTGATGTGAACTCACCGAACCCTGAGAACGTGGTTCGCCCACTACCAATGCCTAACCTCTCAGGCACTGTGTTCCAAGCGATTGAGAGCCTTGAAACTGAGAAGGAAGCGCGGAGCGGGATGAGCCGCATGGCCCGTGGCATGGACAGCACTGTTGTCAGTAAGCAGAACAGTTCTGACCTGATCACTCAGTTTATGAACGCCAGCAACCGCAGAATCATGGTCATGGCCCGCAACTTGGCTGAGAACTTTTTGAAGCCACTGATGCATGACATTTATAAGTTGGCTGTGGAGAACGAGTCTCAGGAAAAGATGATTCAGCTAGACGGCCAGTTTGTCCCGGTTAACCCGCAGTTCTTAGGTGATCGCACAGAGATGTCTGTCGCCGTGGCCATAACGCCCGATGAGCAGGCGAGAGAAGCCCAGCTACTGTTGTCACTTGATCAGCAGTTCACGATGAACCCCAACGATCCCAATGTGGGCGGCATGTACAACGCGCCGCAGCGACATGCGCTGCTGAGTCGTGCGTATGAGTTGCTGAACATTAAGTCTGGCGGCATGTACCTATTCGATCCCAACAGCCCAGAGTTCCAGCAGCAACAGCAGCAAATGCAGCAGCAGCAGGAAGAGGCCGCAGCCAAGCAGGCTGAAGTTGAGAAATTCAACGCAGGTATGACTGCACGACAGGTTGCGGTACTCGAAGGTCAGCTAGAACTAGATGTGATGAAGGAACAGAACAAGATGCTCATCGAGATGGAGAATATGCAGCACAGCCAGGAAGAGAAAGAGAGTCGGTTGATGTTGGACGTTGAGAAGCAGACCCACGACATGGAAATGTCAGAAGCAGAACTCCAGCTTGAAGCTGAACAAAAACGCAACGTGAGCATTGGGTGATTTATGACTGACTTAGAAGCTAAGTGGGCTGGATTTATACAGAACGCCAACGAAAAAAAGTACGCCAAGAAGAAAACGCGCAAGCAGGCGTTTGATGAATTTCAAAAGTGGAAAGACGGAAAACTGGATAAAGACACTGCAATGCCTAAAGCCCCCTCGCGGGGCCGAATGGCAAATATTAAACTCAAACCAACCACAACTGTGGAGTTACCCGATGAATGATGCAGAACCAGGCGACCTGGCTACCGAAGCCAACGCCGCAACTGAAATGTTAGGAAGCGTTGTTTTTAACAAAGCTTTTGAAACGATGAACGCGCAAATTGTTGATCAAATTTTAGCTACGCCCCCAGAAGCAGATGCTGAGAGGGAGCGTTTATACAACATGTTTAAGGCCGGACAGGTCTTTGTGCAGCAGCTTGCAAGCATGGTCAATAAATATGAACTAACGAAGACACAGGAACAGGTGTAAACTAGGAGAATAACCATGTCAGAAGAGCAAACCGCAACGGACTCAACTGAAGCAAGTGGTAACGACATTATCGCTAGACTGCAGGCCGCTATGGAATCCTCACCAGAGGAACAAACCGAAGAGCCTAAAGAAGAGCAAGAGGTGGTTGAAGAAACCACTGATGAAGTGGTCGAAGAGTCGCAGGAAGTTGAAGAAGAGTCGGAAGAATCAGAGGAGGTCGAAGACCCAACCGAAGAATCTGAAGATGAATCTGAAAGCGCACCTGAGTATATAACCGAAGGCAATATTGAGATCGACGGCGAGTCCGTTTCGGTCGAAGAGATTAAACTTGGTTACATGCGACAATCCGATTACACCAAGAAGACGCAACTTGTTGCCGAACAGCGTAAAGCCGCCGAAGAACAAACGGCAACTTACGAATCCACACTGAGCGCCCTCTTGACCGCAGCCGGAGCAGACCTGTCACGTTTTGATAATGTGAACTGGGAGCAAGCGGCAGTGGAAAACCCTGATCAATACAAGCAAGCCAAGGCGATGTTTGAGCAAACTAAGCAGACGCACGATTTTATTCGCGCACAGTCTGAAGAGCATCAACAACGCGCCACTAGACAGCAACAGGCAGCGGCGAAAGAAAGCGCCAAAGAAAGCCTGACTGTTCTCAAATCCACGATCCCTAACTGGAACAACGACCTCTATTACTCAATTGGTGAGTACGCAACACAGTCGTTAGGTGTTACCTCAGAAGAATTTAATGAGACACACGACCACAGGATGATTACGGCTTTGTATAAGGCTATGAAGTTTGACCAGGCTAAATCGGTAACGCAAAAGAAAGTTAAAGCGTCACCGAAAAAAACTTTATCGGGTAAGAAAGCAGAACCTAAAGACCTGGGCAAAAAAGACAACTACCGCAAGTCGCGTGAACGTCTGAAGAAGTCCGGCGCTATGGAAGATGCAGTTCAAGCCCTCTTGAATAAAACTTAACTTTAGGAATTTTCTCATGCCAGTAGTAGCAGGTACTTTAAAGACATATAGTCAAATTGGCTTAAAACAGGATATCGAAGATATTATTTATGATATCAGCCCAACACTCACCCCGTTCACTTCTTCAATCGGAACAGGCACAGCATCAGCCACGCTACACCAGTGGCAGCAATCGGAGCTTGCTGCTGTAGGCGCTAACGCCGCAGTTGAAGGCGCGGATGCAGGCGCAGCAGCTAACAACACTACCACCATGAAAACTGCTAACACGCAGATTTTCACCAAGGTAGTTCAGTCTTCAGGAACTTCTGAAGCCGTAGAAAAGCACGGTAGGGATTCTGATCTGGCGATGAACATCGCTATGAAAGGAAAAGAATTACGTCGTGATATTGAACATGCATTTGTGGGCGCTGGACAGGCAGGTACTGCCGGTAACGCAACAACTGCTCGTCAGCTTACTTCTGCTCAAAACCAGATTGACGCAAGCACCACCAACACTGCCGGTTCTAACCGCACCTTCACTGAAGCGTTGCTGTTGGGTACTTTGCAGTCTGTATATGAAGCTGGTGGCGATCCGAACCAGATTCAGGTGACTCCATCTCACTCTGTTCTGGTTGCTAACTTCGCAGCGTCCTCTGGTCGTAACCGTGACTTCAGCACCGGCACCAAAATTGTGAACAGCGTGGATTTATACGTTAGTCCATTTTCGGAGTGCGCGGTTGTACCTAATAGGTTCCTCCAAGCCAACTCTTGTTTAGTTTTGGACACAGAGTATTGGAGCCGTGCAGTTCTGCGTCCAATGCAGACTATTGATCTTGCCCGCAACGGCGATAGCGAGAAGAAGCAAATGTTGACTGAGCAGACGTTGGTTTGCGAAAACGACAAAGCATCTGGTCTGATTAACGCCCTAACTGCTTAAAGCAATAAAACTGGGTGGCCCTTCGGGGCCATCCTTTTATTAATTTAGGGAGGTTACAAATGCCTGGTTCCCCAACTGGCGAAATGATCGCTAATGTTCAGCACGATCAGAGCGATGACAAAATCCACATCAGTCACTCTCAAGACGTAACTGCGATACTGGAAGCTAACAAGCGAGCCAGGGAGCAAGCGGAAGGGCAGCGCATGGGCGACATGGTGCGCGTAGCAACCATACCTGATGTTGTGGCAGTAGAGTGGATGAACGAAGGCATAAACGTCATGGCCCCGAATAAAGAAGACTTGGCGAGAATGAAGAAAAAGCTAAACTCACCGGAGTGGGCATATCTTCGCACAGGCGGCGGCAGACTATGAGTATGACAACATACGACGGCCTCAAAGCCTCAATTGCTAACTGGTTAAATCGAACCGACCTAGCAACTGAAATACCAGATTTCATTGAACTCGCGGAGAACAGAATATTCCACGAAGTTCGCATTCCAACTAACGAAAAAACAGTTTTGCTGACTATAAACTCTGACGGGTACGCGACTTTGCCTAGTGACTTTTTAGAAATCAAAGATGTTTTTTGGAACTACGTTCCACTGGACAGGGTTTCCCTGTCTGACATTCACAGCTACGTTCCCGCAACCGGCAAGCCAACATACTTCGCCAGGGAAACGTACAGGTTGAAGTTTTTTCCTACCCCCACCGTTGTTGCTTCTGACGAGTTGCGGATGATCTACTACTACGACTGCGGACGCCTAACTAATAGCGAACCAACAAACGTGATGCTTTCTCTGGCACCAGAACTGTATCTGTACGGCGCTCTTGTCGA